TGAAGATGTAACCTCTGACCCCAAAGCTGCGGAGGTGTGTAGATTTGTGTGGAAAGACAACTGGTCAAATATTATTCCCGACAATTCATCTGTTTCTGTGTCAAATGCAACTCCAACTACAGCATAGGTTACTGCGCTTGGATTCCAACCATTACCCGCACTTCCTGCCTGCGAAGCATCCCCTAAATTGTAAACAAGGGAGTTAAATTCATTGGTTGTTAAATCATCTGCACTGATTCTCCACTCATTGTAATTAGACGAATCAGTACCAAGTCTCACAAAAACATAATCAACGACTGCCGTAGAGGACAAAAAGACTACATTTTGAATAATATCGTGGGGACTTACATTACCAAAATCAAGTGAAGTTACTGTCTTTTCTATGCCCGCAAACACGGTATTTGCATCTCCGTCTACTTTGTCAAAGGTTAGGGCATCTGTCCCCACAATATGATTCTTTGTGGTTGCCAGGTTCAATGTGTCATTTCCTAGCGCGGCCCATCCAGAGGTCGCGGACAACGCATCTATCACAACATGCTGTTCTGGTTCGACCTCTAATGCCCCCAAGCTGTTTGCCTCAACTGGAAGGAAATTGCCCGTCCCCGCTTCTTGCCCCATCAATACTGATTTATTAATTATTGAACTTCTATCTGGTGCTTCTTGTTGGTCTAGTCTCCTTATCGTCGTTGCTGCGGTATTATGCCTTAAAAGTGTTTGTAACCTAAAAGTTCCCTGGCCGGTTCCCCCATTAACGAAAACCACCCTAAAATATCGAGAATGAGTGGCAAACTGAAAAACTCGCCCCGTACTGGCCTTGTAATCGTGTTGATGAGAGACATCCCAGTTGCTATTGTCATTAGAAAACTCAAATCGCATTCCACTAGAAGCACTATCCTGATTTGCAAATATTTGAATAGTAACCGAATCATAGTGAAGGACGTCAACTCCTGTTCCAGTAAAAGTTGAACCACTTGTTAAAGTGGAAGTCGAAGAATTACCCGAATCAACCAAGTTGGGGGCATGTTCCATCCAAACAGCGCCAATATCCGTTACTTGAATCGGTGCATAAGCCCCATCTCCTCCTGAAAGGTCTGCCAAATCATCATTTCTAACAGCAAGACCCACCGTTCCCGTATCAGTTGAGCCCTGTATGTCCTGAATATCGTATTGGGTTACATCCCCAGTGGTATCAACAAGAAGCCTTTTGGTTGTAGGGTCAACCCGAAGTTGGACAATCTCTAAAGCAGCATTATTGGTAACACCAGAAACCACGCCAGCTTTAGCTCTGTTTGCGTCTGGTTTGGCTCTTTCGTCTGCCATTATAGAATTATATCATGACCAGCTTTCCTTAATCTTGATATTGTGCGACCCAAAGTTTTCTCTCTGTCATCCAACCACCCCTCGCGCTCATCATTCTCCCTTTCCACCTCTTTATTAAGCCTTTTTTGTTTTTTAGCCTTCTTCTCCCTTAGGTCAACTGTTCTGGCCCATATTTCAAGCCTGGCTTTCTCCCTATCGGCTTCATTTTCAAAGAAGGAAGCAAGTTTATCGGCTCTCTCATATCTACCATCTACCTCAGACCACTTAGACTTGGCCTTTTGGAGCAATTCTCGCGCTTGGAATGACACCTTTTTCAAGCGTTCTCCCTCTTTAAGCACCTTGGATACCTCCTTGTTCAGTTCCACCCCTCTCCGTGCGTTTAGTGAAGCCTCAGCCTCAACAATTTCACTATGCCTAACTAAATAATCGGCCAATTCTGTTAAAAAGCCCTCTGATTCACTTACTTTCTTGGATTTTACCGATAGTTTGGAGAGTTCCTTTTGAACATCCAACTGAAGAGCATTTGAAATACCCGTTAAGACGGCAACTCTCTCCTGCCCAAACTTATCAAATGCCTCGGAAGCCTTTTCTTGGCTACCCTTCAAGAAATCAAAGGATTCAGCGAGTCTGTCAACTTGCCCAAGGAGTAGTTTTCTCCGCTTCTTTAGCTTTCCAATTTCTCTTCCTACCCGCTTTCTTGTATCTGCCCCTGTCTTTACGGCACTTTCAACTTCGGCTGTCAGATTATCTTTTTTCTTGGTTAGCAAATCTATCTCTGCTTGGAGGTTGTCTAGTTTAACTTGTGCTCTATCGTGAGGGGAAAACTTGCTAGTATCTGGAGATGGCGGGGATTTTCTTAAACTCGTGAGGCTCGTTTGGCTCATACCCCATTATATCAGGGGGCTGGTTTCTGGACTATTTCAATTCTCTTTATACCTTCAAATTCGTAAAACATACTCTGTAGGTGGTCTGCTAACTTGACAAATTCGTGCATGGCATCTTTTGAAAGCGGAATTGAGGAATCTTGTAGGTCGAAAGAAACCTCGCCATCAACATTAAACTCAATTTCGCCCTTAAGAAATTGGCTGCCGTCTGCCTTGAGTTCGACTTCAAAGGTGTGGGTAAAGAGGCTTGGCATATTAGTTTCCTGCGTCTACTACGTTTCCGTCTGAGCTAAAAGGAGTCCAAATACAGTAGTAGTCTATTACACCAGAGGTTATATTGGCTCCACCAGTAATAGTCATAATAATATCATTTCCGTTTAAAAGATATTCAGGAAAATTGTCTGCTGCTTCTGCTTCATCACCAAATATGAAGTAGTCTGCGGTAGTGGCGTTATTCACCACAAGGTCGTCCACGTTTATATCAACAGCGGCTTCTGTAGGGAGAAAGATAGTAACTGCTCCTGTTATTCCAACTGAGTGATTGCCAGAGCCAGCTAAATCAGTAGTACAAATGCCGAACATCCTTATCCTAACGGCACCTGTGACTGTGAACATAACTCCGCCGTCTAATGCTCCTTCATCATCACCCCAAGCATCAGTAGTACCTCCAAGGAAAGTGATTGTCTTTTTGGTAGGAATTCCGTCTGTTGTGACGGGAACGCGGTTAGCATCCCTGCGAAATGCTGAAGTTATCTTCGCCATGATTTATTATATCACAATTATATAACCTGTATTTTGGCTCCTCGATAAGTTCCCTTGCCTACCTTCAGCTTCTTATGCTCGGCCCGACCCTTGGATTTGAGGTGTTCTTTGTATTCACGCTTGGACATCCTAATCTTGTCAGGCATGAAAGAACCTTCTCCTCCCGCCTCTACTAACTGATTTGTTTCCTCGTTCCAGCGTTTATCAACATCGCTTAATACGCCTAAATTGGCACGAATGTCATCGTCCGTTTTTCGATACGACATAGGACAATTATATCAAATTCAAAATGTAAGAAATAGAAGTTATTTCTTTTTGGCTTGGGGAACAAGCTTCATGCCCTTAAGAACCTCTTTCTCTTCAGGGTCAGTAGATTTCTTTATATCTATGCTAGTAGTTCCAGCGTTAGGCTTAGGGATTCTCTCTTCCCACTTCCCGACTACCATTACTGGGTTTTTCATTCCTTTTGGTGATTTTAGGCTCGTCATATTATTATGCTATTGCTACGTGGTCTGTAGATGCACCTTCTGTGCCGACAAAATTTCCACTTCCCATGTCGCGTGCTGCAAGGTCATGGTCTGTCTTTGTAGCCATCCAGTTACCAGTAACCGCAATATAAGATGTTGCTCCATCAGATTTAACTGGTGTCATCTCGGTTGTGCTTGGAACTTTAGAGACAAACACATTGCGTCCGATTACATGGCTGTGGTTGGTACCAGAAGCCGAATAGATAAAGACCCCATAGTCCTCACAGCCTTTGAACATATTATCCATAACATGAATCCTTGATTGCGATTGTGTTCCACCTGGCCCCATATAAACTCCATTATCCGACTGTTGGTAGAAGTAGTTATTTGAAAGGAAGTGGTCGTTGGAAGCACCATCGTAGTAAAGACCAGTTGTTCCATACTTAAAAGTACAGTGATGAACCGAGCCATTTTCAGTATCAGCTCCACCAGAATATACAGCAGAATCAATCCTATATCCATCTCCCCAATAAAGTCCGCAATAAGTTCCGCTTGCATCAAACTGAAATCCAGATATTTCAACATCCGTAGAGGTACTAACAACATACATCCCAATTCCCAAGTAAGTAACTCCATCTAATCCGCCAAACGGTACTAAAGTGCCTGCGGATGCTCTAAGTACAGTCTGCTTGAAACCACCAACTCCAATAATTTGGATACCTCTTTTATCAACCTTAATATTTCCATCATAACGATTGCTGTTAGTAGAATCGTTACGGGGAGCTACAAAGATAACATCGTTATTTCGAGAGGTACACGCATTTATTGCTGCCCTTGGGTCTGCAAAAGCATCTGCCCAAGTCTTTCCTGCACCACCAGTGCTCTTACTTCCATCAACAAAGAAATATTCCCCATTAGAAGGTGGGCCTACCATAAGGTCGCCAGGCATCCATTTTGCTCCTGAGTGTGGCCCAGGATAGAATTGTCGCATATCCATATATTTAAAAAAACCCTCGTAAAGAGGGTTAAACTCCTTACGCTTCTAATCAGCCTTACTGAAAAAAAGTTACCTAAGTAACCAAGCGTATCTTAGTCAATTGTCAAATAAACTGCGTTAAACTCTCCGTTAACTGGTGTTCCCAACGCTTGCCCAACTGCCATCTCTTGTGCAATCGTTCCCAATGCCCCAACTGCTCCGTTGGTTTCATTAGAAATCGTTACTAGATAACCGATTGTCGTAGCTGAAGAGTCTGTCAATACTGATGCTACTCCATGAGTCTTAAGCCATCCAAAGTTTGCTACCGACACATCCCAGTCCATTATTGATACTCCTGCGGCTCTTTCGGTAATTAGCTGAGAGATTGCTGGGTTATTCCAAGGAAGCCTGATAAGTTCAACTTGAGAGCTTGTTGTTGCTGCTGTTTGCAAGTCAGGTCGGATTTTAACGGTGATATCTTCCGAACCTCCTGAGGAAGCATCGTGGCTGGTAATTTCATAGGTTTCACCCTCTGGACTATTGTCGTTGAAAGATACAAAACCACCATCATATTCATTTGCTACAACGGCTGTGCCTCCAATCGCAACTTCGATTGAGGGGTCTCCAACCGACCCCAATACTCCTAAAGCTCTATTTCCGTGATTGCCTGCGACTGCTGATGCTACTTGAAGATTACCGGCAATTAAATCACTACCAGTTGAGATTATTCTAGTATATCTGTAGACATCCCCATTTGGGGCAAACCCTCTTGCTCCCAAGTTGTGTTGCTGCACATTTGAGTTTGCGTATGGGTCTAAATCGAATATTGCTGGGTTTCCTGAAAGGTTCATATTTATACTCCTGTTATCCCTGTCAAACGACCTTGTCTTGGTGCATTCCAGTTTACCAAATTTCCAAGTAAATACATATGGGCAACCTCACCATACTGGTTGATTGGCCTCATAAATCCTGTCCATTGAAAACCGACATTCTTTGGCCCATCGCTGTAAACTCCCTCAATGTTTCCGCCCCCAAGGTCAATTTGCTTTAGGTCAGAATCCTTTAGTCCGTACCAAGATATATAATTCTCATTTACTGCCCAAAGGGTTTGGGCTGTTGATTTCTCGTCGGCTACCCAAGGAATACCTCGGTAAGAAAGAGCCATGTATCCTGCTGCTCCTTTAAGCTCTGCCCCTCTTAATGGTGCTTTAGAAGTTCTAGTGACCATTGGAAGGCCAAAAGCATTGTAATTTGCCCTCACTGTTGGGGAAAGTAGAGACTCATACAAATCCCAAACTGTCTCATTTGAAATAAGGATTGAAGGTCGATTCCTTTGAGCTGACCCTGTGGCGATTGCTGAAACCAAAGTTGCAAGCTTGGCAAGCGTTAGTGTGCCTCCAGAAGCAGTCCTTGTGCTGTTAAGATAAGGAGTATAATCGGTTCGAGTTAAATCTCCGAAAGTGGAAACTGAACTTCCATCGTCAATTAAAGCGTCAAATCCAAAGAAGTCTTTGCTTGAGTTACCCGTACCGTCACCATAGAATAGTGTTCCGATGTCATCCATCGCGTCATCCTGGGCTGATTCTACTTCGACTCTGACGAGGTTAATAACTTGGGCTGGAGTCCTGTTGACTGCTTTCTCCATTCCAGGGATGGCAACTGGCATTTCGTAGCCTCGGACATCATATGTAAGCATCCTTCGGGTATTGACCGTCGAAGTGCTGTGGGTATCAAGTCCAGAGAAGGAACCACCGAGAGAAGATTTGGCAATTTTAACTGGCCTCTTTAGTTTCTCACCATTCCATCGCTTTGCATTGGAAACAAAGCGGAAAGTAATGAAGTTACCTCCCAAAATAGCGTCAACTACGCTTGGAAGGATTTCGTCTTGAGTGACTGTGGTTAATCTGTCTGTAAATGTCATCTAAATAAAAAAACCAGCCGTTTGGCTGGTCTCTTAGGACTCTGCACTTATTATACACGCACGTTGCAAAATCTGTCAAGTTTAAGATGCTCTGGCACCTAAAACCTTTTGTCTTAAATTCTTTCTAGACACGACTTTTCCTTTCTTTGCCCATCTTTTTGCCATCTTGGGCTTATTCGCAAACATCCATTTTTTTTGTTTATCGCTTTTAAAGGGCATAATATTACTTTATAACTTCTTTTCTTAACTTACTGACAATCCTACTCATAATTTTAGGTTTCTTTTCCTCTTCTCCCTCTCTTCCTTCCTTAAGACCACCCTTGGTTGCTTCTATTGTTCCCTTAATATGCACAATATGTAGTTGCTGTACCTCTGGATCAAGTTGTTTAAAGGCTGGAGACTGTACGAATTGACTGTAATAAGCAATGTATTCCTTGGTGGCATCCTCCTTGGGTGGAACATTGTCCCCAGCGTTAATTTGCTGAATTGTTGCCATTGCTTCCGCATCTCCCCCTCCTCCGCCTATCTTCAAGACATCCTGAGCATATAGTTTAGGAGCAAAAAAATGCTTGAAAATCCTTGTTGCAAGCTCCCTTGGTTTTGGAACATGCCACATCTCGGTGAAAGTTAGTGGGTCAAGATTCAATCCAGACCTTATAAGCTCCACCAGCTCACTTCTGTCGGAAGTCTTATCTTCTGGACTCAGAGAACCTGCCTGAACCCGAATTTCTATGCCATCTTCTATCTTGTCAGAGGAGAACTTAATAAATGCCGTCTTTCCCTCTTCACCAAGATACCTGACAATATGCTCTTCCTCGGCAAAAACCTTGTAAAGTTGGGTTAAAAGTTGATAAACCTTGGTCGACCCCTCCTCAATTGCCTCAGAAAGTGCTGCCGTTCGGCCTAAATCGGCTCTTTGGGACAAAACTTCCTGCCCTAAAGTCGGAGATTCGGTCTTCTCGCCCCTTAAAGGAGCATGAGTGCCGAAAATGTTGTCAATTTCCCGCCTGGCATCATACTTGTCTTCAATAACATACCTCGGAAGCGGTGGAGCAGGGACTCTGTTAAAGGCCATTCTTACATCTCCTCTAACAAGAATATTGTCATTTGGGTCTCCAGTGTATTTTTCGGCATCTCCAGCATCTATCATTTCGGTGTTCCAAATTTTCGCTGCATTTGCTTGGTCAGCGTTATCTACAATCTGCAAACCTCGCTTCTCAAGAATGTCTTGCTGGCTTGCGGCTTGTTCGGTTAAAGAAGTATCGTCATAAACCCACCTTCCTATACGCAAGAAGTTAAAAAAGACATAAGGTTTTGTTGGTTTGTCTAAGAAGTTAGACTTTTCGCCATTCCCATAGTTAAAGTAGGGATTTAAACCATATCCTAGAAGCAAATCCTGATATTTCCAGGCGACTCCTTCCATTTTCTGACCATTCTCATAAAAGGTGAACCAAATTTCACTGTAATTGACTCTTGTACCTAAATTGAGCTTCTCTGGGGCTTTGTCCGCGCCAAACAATTTAATAATTTCCTCTTCTTTGTCGGGAAAATCCAGAACCAGCTCTTCAACAGTTGCAGTAAGCGTTTCAGCGATTAAGGGAATGTCGTTCGGGTCAGTGGCATCGGCATCTATGACTATTTTATGCGGTCTGACAAACTCAATTACTGGCCCGCCTAGAAATTCTCCGTTTTCCTGTCTTCGGCCCCTCTTAAAGTCCCACCTACCTTTAATAATTCCTACCCTATAACCCATTAAAATATGTCTAGTCGCCATTCGCAAGTTCGCCCTCAAGTTTATATCTTGGGCTGTTCTCATTAAAACTTTCTCGAAATTACTAGCTAGTTCTCGTGAAGCCTCTGTATCTTGGGCTTCCATTACTTCGGGAACTGGTACTCTGGGGACTAAAGAAGAACTTAATGTCTCAACTGATACGAAAATACGGTTGTCTTTGTAAGGAATTTGGTAATCGTAGATGTCTTTCCCAGTAACCTCGCGGTTTTTATTCAACCACCGCTTTTCATTGTTTTCTCTTACTTTACTAAGGCCAAGGTTGGAGTCATAGAAACTTTTCCCTTTATCTATCCTATCACCGATAATTTTATTTATCCTTTCCTCGGTAAGTTCGACGGATAAAGCTTCTTCTGTATCTATTACGCCTTCACTGTCATCAAGTGTCGTACCTGTTACGTTCGGACTTGGAATTTTAGTACCCTCCTTTCATAATATGTTTATAATTTTGACCCCATACCTTTGTTTTTTTAGGCATCGGTCTACCAAAAGTGACCTTATAATGACATTTCATACAAAGAGTCCTACAGTTATCAATACTAAATCTTAGCTCAATATATTCAGACCAAGATTGAATATGGTCTACTTGTAAATTTTCCTTAGAACCGCATAGTTGACATTCATAATTATCTCTTTCAAGGACAATCTCCTTTGTTTCAAGGTAAAATCTAACTCTTGCCTCCCTTCCTAACCTAAATTCTGGCCTATAGATTCCCCCTTTCCAGTTCGCATTGTTCGCACCACTGGTATCTACATTACTAAGATTACCATTATCCTTTCCCTTTTTGCTTTCCCAATAACACTTAAAGGAACAATATTTCATCTTTTTTGCATAACTTGGTTTAACACTTCTCTGCATCCCACAAGTCCTGCATTTGATATAGCAATTTTTTTTATTCCAAGGCGTATGTCCTACCAAAAATGGCATTCTAATATTTTCCTTTTATTTAATCACTTCCACCTCATTCTCCTTAAGAAATTCCTCAAGGGCTAATGGGCGGATTCTTATATGGTTTCCAATCCGAACATGTTTTATTTTACCTTCCCTAACATACCTTCTAACAGTTTGTTTGTTTAGTTGACAGAATTCAGCGACCTGGCTAGTTGTCAATAACTCTACTTTCTGCAAAAATTTCTCAAATAAATGAATTTCCTTCGTCATTTTCCAAGCACGAAACTTTAACAATAATCTAACTAGAAACTTTTTCATTTGTTTCGACATTTGAACTAGCTATATTATTTTACCACAATAAGCGATATTTTAATTGACAGCGTGGACATTCCACATCAAACATTTTTTCTAAGACAGGATGGTCTCCACTTGGAATGAGCATACTAACTTCATGCTCTAAAAGAAATAAGGCCAAACCGCAATTTAAGCACCGAAAAGTCATTTTCTTTGCCAAACCAGAACCCACGAAAACACTAATCATAGTATCAGGATATGTTTTTGACAATTCCCGCTGGGTTCTCTGGCTTGCAAGTACAATTTTCATGCAAATTTCTTCTTTTTTGCCCTTGTAATCACGTCGTCTAAATCGAGTGCTCTTACTGTCCCTTCCTGGGTAACAACTGGATGTCCTCCCTTTTTATCGCCAGGGGAGGGACTTCTAACAATTCCCCCGACAGAAATTGTCTTTTCTAGGGCAACTCTCCATAAAACTGTAGCATGGCCGTAATGGTCAGGTCTACCTTCAATCGTTTTCCACTTGGGCCTAATAATCCCTTGAGGGGTTTCTTCTACTATTCTATATAGTTGCTCCCAGTGATGGATATATTCTTCCAATCCAGTCTGAGTGAAATTAAAAGTCAAGTCCCTAGAATTTATTTCGGCGACGACGGCATCAATGATTTTGGTTCTATCAGAACGGACAACTCTCCCATCCCAGCGAACAATCCCAAGCTTCTTTCGATCTTGCTGATAATAATGGAGGAAAATTTTCCCAGGATACTTCTCGGTAAGTTTCTGAGGGGTATTTGGATAAGGGAGAGCATCAATTACCATCGTGGCCGCATATTTATTCCTTAAATCCTCAATATCCTGCCAATCTTTTGTTGATCCAATTTCAAATATTCCGTGCTTGTTTCCGACAACATAATGCTTAGTAACTCCATTATCGACCCCGATGGCAACTGAGGTCTTAGGGTTAAAGCCTGGAGAAATACACTTAATAATCGATTCCCTTGTAACCGAGGTGTCTTTGCTTATGAAAGGCATCCCTAGAGTAAAGTTATGGAAGATTTCAGGGTCTCCCCTAGATTCTTCAAGTATCTTGCTCGCTGGTATCCAAGAAACAAATAATTGAGAAACCCAATATCCTGAGATTTCCCGATTGTTGTATTTTTTAACCCACTGACCCCCCTCTAAATCCTCTCGACTGTAAACTCCCCCACATTTAAAACAAATCTTCTCCTCGGTCTTCATGTTAATACTTTCGGGCCACTTCATATACCAGAAATGCCCGCATTTTCGGCATTTAATGAACCAATGTTTCTGGTCTGACTTTTGCCAATAATCGTCAACTCCTTTCCCTGGAACAGTAGGATTTGAAAACTGCCACTCCCAACCTAGTTCTGGGTTTTCTCTCCTTGCATCATCTAATCGGCTTCTGTAGGTTTTCAGGACTTTTAACTTACTTCGGTCATACTCGTCGTTTATTAGGATATGGGCTGAAATCGAAATCGCTTCTGTCTGCTCGTAAGAACCTCGGTAATATATAAATCTATCCCCAATCCCTTTAAGAGTCATTGAATCGACTCCTACCATATTCCGAATCACAGTATTTTTGGTAATTAGGGGGTCGACTTTAGGAACAACGAACTCTTTGCTCATGTTCCTTGAGGGAAAGGTGTGGATTAAATTTGCTCCAGCGTATCTTGCAAGATGAAAGCTTCTTAAAATAGCCAAAGTAGACCAGCCGATTTGGGAGCATTTACGAGCCACTTGTTTTGGGGAATCATCGGTGTAGGGGTCAATTAAAAAGGAATGGGTCTTGAATTCGATTGGAGAACCCATTTCGTTTACTATGCCATTATTTAGAATCCAAGCAATACAGTTAAAGGCTTCTGCCTTCTTGAGGTCGATGCTCATGGTACTATTATATACGATGGTGTCTGAAGACGAATGGTGAGTCGCCTGTCTGTGAAGCAGGCCTAAGCGGGTTCGATTCCCGTCAGACACCCTAGAGGTTCCAGAGGAAGCCCGCAACTAGAAGAATGGCCATGAACCAGAAGGCAAATAGAATTTGGTCTGTAAGTTCTTTCATCATTTTAATAGCAATAAGGCCCACTACAATTAGTGTCAATTAGTTGGTCTACCCTTTCTTGTTCTTCTTGATAATTTCGAGTCGGCTTAGAATCTTTGGGCGGTATGGAAACTAACCAAATGTAGATAAGAATAATGATGACAATTATTATTAGTTTTTTCATTTTTGCGGTGGACAATCACAGTCTTTAACCACTTTTATCCTTCTAACTTCACCTGTCTTTTTATCTGACGATATAGGCTGCATGCTCATTAGACATAAACAAGTAGCACATTGAAGTTGGTTTGAATCAGTTCCTCCCCTAAAGAACGTATAACCACCAATCTTAAGTGTCACAACGTCTTTTGGAGGAACCTCCATTTCTACTCTGTGTTTATATTTCTTCATTTCTTACATTTCTGACATATATCCTTAGGATACCCGTGGACGCAGGTTAGGATGACTTTTGGTTTCTTTTCTTGAACATTAGTCTGTGTTCCCTTTTTCCGATGATACATTACCCGATGGGAGTCATTACAAAAGATGTTGCGGTTGAGGTTTTTTCCACAGTAGTTACATTTATGCATTGAGTATCTCCTTTACTGATTCCCAAAGAAGGTCGCAAAGTATTTCTTCCTCGAATTTCCATGTAATAGCTTTTAGTTTCCCACCACCTATGGTAAGTCGGAGTTTTCCCTTTTCATCCAAAAACTCTATAAGTTGGCCTATGGAGAGGAGCATTAGTTGTTTATCTTCAAATACTTTCAATACTGCAACCATTGGAGTTTCGTTTAGACTCTCTCGTGTCCTTATATACTTAAAGAGTTTTTTCCTCCCCTTCTCGCTTAATTCATTTAATTGTTTAGGCGTAATGTGTTGCTTCATTTACAAGTACACTGACATTCCCTAACTATAGAGTCATTGCGAACAAACGAGCCTTCTTCTCTATCTATCCTAACTAGCCCGATAATCCCAACAAGCATAAAGAGGATTCCGATGCCGAATACAATATCTCCTCTATTCATTAACGAAAGAGTAACACATATTAACGATTAGTCAACACCCAATTTACGTTTCAGTAATATCGGTATACGATTCAGTAATAGTTTTAGTATATCGGCAATATACGATTCAGTAACATCGCCCCTTTTTATCTTTTTTTTCTCCACAGGAAATGGATTGTTTTTTGTACCAGGGATGTGTGGGAGGGAGAGATATATTTGTTAGTGTAGGCGAGGCTCTTTTGCGGGCCTACCCCCCCTCCTTTGATAGACGCGCAAGCACATAATCAATCGTATATAGATAGTACATACTATTGATAATATAGGATGGTCTGAGGGCTATTTGAGTGTTTTCGTGCGTGTGTATGTTCGTACTAACCAAGCACGGCCTCTGCTTGTGTACGCTTCACAATGAGATAGGGTAACAAGCGAGTGGTAAGCTTAACTGCCTTGCTACCTGTTAGTGCCCACCTGCCTACTCCACCCTTGTACCAGTACAAGCTACCCCCGAAATGACGCTTGATCCACTCTAAGACGTATGTGCGCCCAGTCGCCCTGTGCCTTTTAGCTTGACTGGCAACTATACGCACATAAGGGTGTTTATACCCCCTTCCATTAACAGTCATGGGCTTATAAAAATGTCCATCGCCGTCAAGAAAGCCAGCAAGATATATCAGTTTATCGAGCTTGGTCATGCCTAAGTATAACATTGTACGACATCGGTTGCAAGACCTCTGAGTACCTTGGGGTATGTTAGACAGGGCTTAGAGTCGCTCTGGTGAGGCCGTTTAGTGTAGATTGGCTGTGTTGAACTTTCCGCAAACAAACCCCCAACTACACACACCTTATTACCTGATAGGTTCCTGATGATTTGATGTAACGAATGTCAGCGCGTCTTGATAGAACGCTTGCCGGTTAGAGTAAATTGCCTCTTGACAAAGACAATAACAATCCTGATACTAAGTAAGGAATAATTAAAGTATGAGTATAAAGGAACTCGTCTTAACACTTCTCACTATCTTATTACTTATCTCCTTGTGGGTATCTCAACAAGACCGGCTTCAAGCATACGATGATTGTTATATGCAGAATTACCAAGAGTGGGGTTCATGCCCCGATTTAGGCCCAGACGGGATACCAGACAAGGGGGTGAGAGATTATGAGAACTAACGAACTATCAAAAGAATATCTTAACAAAGCAACCTTGATAGGGACAGCCTTGAAAGAAGGCAGGATAACGATTGAAGAATATGTTAAGTACTTCAATGAAATAGCGAGTGATGAGGGAAAACAAACTTGGACTGAGTTAAAAGATAGGCTATTAGTAAAACCACGATACATTTAAGCCTTGCGAGTAGGCTCGTTGTCGCAAGGCTACGAGCTTACTAAGGAGAGCTTAAAAAAAGGAGGTGAAGATTTATCAGAAGATTTACCAAGGATATAAAATTCGATCACACCCAAAAATCACTCGCGAAGGCCCTAGATATAGGAGTCGAAAGAAAAGAAGTAATAGCCAAAGCTATACTTAAACACCTTGCAGAGGCCGAAACCTGTGAACACGAAGTGCCTACCGGAAAGAAAAGCCCACTATTCGAGAAGGTTGTAAACGATGTCAAGCCACAAAAGGCATCTGAGTACCTGTTAATCGGGCATGTTATGACTGGGTATACGTTCCAAAAACATATTGAGAGACACCTTGTGGAAAAGATAAGGCTCCTCACGACAATTTTGGAAAAAAAGACGGGCAAAAAACTAGTCGATTCAAAAGAGCCTCTTTTACCTGATTTGACTTGATTAGCCTTTGAGTATATAGGCCGGTTGAGGGTTCAGTAGTTGAGTAAAACTCTGCACAATACTGACACTGGCCTATCTACTGAAAGACTAACATGACCAGACCAAAACTAACCAAAGCACAAGAAAAAAGGTCAAAAGAAAAATTGGCAGAATTGGCACATTCTCAATGGTCTGGTTGGATGAAATGGATGTTACCCCGCATGACTGATGAAAATATAAAGCGTTGGAAAAGACAAATGGACACCCCATACAATAAGCTGAGTGAAAGAGAAAAAGATAGTGACAGAAAAGAAGCTGATAAATATTTGAAAATACTAGCAGAAGAACTAGCAAGGGAGAGGGAGAAAATAATAAGGATTGCCTGGAGTTTAGCAAAACAAGGTAATTACAAAGATGGCTTACTTCTTGTTAACGCACTGAAAGAATGGACAGACGAAAGAATATCAGGAAAAGTTAAGGACAAATGAACATGAACGTCGAAATAGGATCATACAAGCTCAAAATAAATACTGTTATACCCCTAGATTATCTACCGGCTAATCAGAAAATAGTTGGTAACAAAGTTACCCTGAAGAATCTAGCCTATGCCGTGAAGCACAATATACCTACCTTAATAATAGGTGAAACTGGAGTGGGTAAGACGGCCTTAATTAGACACCTAGCATATCAAACCAAAAATAACTTCAGGCGCGTTAATCTTAACGGCCAAACGACGGTTGACGAGTTTGTAGGCAAAACGTTACTAAG